CTGATTAGTTCGCCCTCTTTTATAGGCAATGCTACAATTTTTTCGTACTTACCTGTTCTTTGAGCAAGTTGGATATATCCTTTATAACCCATTTGGAACTGTGCCTTTTTCACGGTATGTTTTTTCCACTTGCCATTGTTATCCAATATATGATTGCCGTTTTCATCTAACATCCACATTGTTTTTCCGTATTTGTCCTTTAATGCCGTTTCATACGGAACTAAATAGCAATAGCCTAACTGTGGTGACATAGAAAGATTCAAACTATCTGCCAAAAATGCAGCAGACAGAATCGTACTTGCCTCGCACTCCTGTAATTGCGGATTATTCGCAACTACGGTTGAAACATTTGCTATAAAATTGTTTGCACGTTGAGGGTCTTTCAACGTGTTATTTATTAATTGTTTGTATGCCGGTGTAGTTATCGCTACACTAAATTTTGGCTTTTGCATATTACTTGCCATAATGAACACCCCTATCTTCCATAAATTCAATTAGCTCTGGTTTGAAATCTCTCAATATTTCGATTGCCTCTTCTTTTGATGTTGCCTCAATGTATGCGTAGAAATTAAACGGGTATTTCTTTAATTTAACTGTAGGCGGTGTAAGCTGTGTTTCTTGTATCGGTTCTTGTATTGGCTCTGAATTGTTATTTTCCTTTTGCATATGTGCTTGCTGTATCTGCTCTTGTTGTCTTGCCGCATCTTCAACCGCCTTTGCAGCAGCTAATTCCCTTGCACGTTGTTCGGCTTGCTTTGCTTTCCTTTCTTTTTCCGCTTGAATAGCCTTATGACGTGCATCAACTATGCTTACCGCCTCGGAAACATTCAAACTTTTCTTATATTCAACTAAAATTTCTTCCTTGTTCTCCTGTATCTCAATAGCCTTTAAGTCAGTTGCTACTCGCTCTACAATGTTGTTTACTTGTTCTTTCAGCTTTTTTTCCGACACAGATAATGTTATCTTTAGCCCCAATCTTTCAAATGAAATGAAATCAATCTTTTTTGCAGTGACCAACTCTTCAAAATACTCTTTTACCGAATTTTCTTTTGCGAGTTTTAATCCATCTTCGATAACATCAATTTTGGCTTTCAGTTGAGAATTGGCTTTGGTATATAGTCCTACACAATCCTTGTATTTATCTTGTACTGCCTGTATCGGTGCAATAACTTTTTCAATTGCCGTTTTATATACATCATCAAGTCTTGATTTTTCAGCATTCATAGCCGCACGCATTTTTTTGATTTCCTGTCTATTTTCCTCTGATACTGTAACAGTGTCAGCAAATGCAGTACGTCTTTGAATTTCCGCTTTTACCATATCCAACTGTTCCGATATGACCGGAAGTTGGTTTATAACTATTAAATTCGGATTATCTTTTACGATAATCATTTCTTCTTTATCGTTCATCTCGTTCCTCCTCATACTTTGCGTCAGCCATTACGTCCCAATAATCATCCGGTCTGCCATTATCAAAATAATCTTCGCCGTAATGACCTGTTCTTGCTTCTTCCATTGCCATGAGTGCGTCATAGCTATCACTATTAAAAATCATTGACAACTCACCTCATTTCTGATAGAATAAAAATATGGTATATTGATATGTACCTGATTGCATTGACCGCATTGAGCTGCAACTCTGCGGTCTATTTTTTTTCAATTTTTAAACTCAATTCGCAATGACATGCACTACCGAAGTTATCATTTTCTCGGTACATCTTTGTTCTTTTAAACTCTTTTTCTCCGAATATGTTACAACAATTTATCATTTCATCATCAAGCTGAAATGCTGCTCTGAATAACATACATGCCTGTTCACGACTATCAGCATTTATAATCACCCAACCGCCTTTAAACGGTTGATTTTCTGAACCGAATGTAAAGTAAAATTTCATAATTTGCCACCTCCTATTATCATCATTAAACTTTCTAAGCCTATCAATATCATGCTGAATATAACAACTGATATGATATACTCTAATTTTTCTTGCTTTTGTTTCAGTTTTAATCCACTCACTTTCTTGCACCTTATAAGCACATATAGACAGGGTTGCTATACATATTTATTTCGGATAATAAGTAATAGTTTTAACAGCAGAACTGTATGGAAATTAATTCATAGGATTTAGTTTTAATTTATAATTTTAACAACCCTGTCCGTATCTGCTTATAAGGCTTGTACTATATCTCACAGACACATCAGAACCGCCAACACATTAAAGATAAGTTTTATGGGACGTCTTACACATTAAAAGTTGACGGCTCATATCTGCCTGCGAGATTTTATTTATTATTTACTTGTTTATAATTGCCAAAATTTGATTTGTATCAGCATTCCACTTCGCATCAAATTTGCGTTTTATTATTTGTGGCTTTTTCTTAGCTGCATATCTGCCGTTTTTAAGTGTAGGTAAAACCTGTCCCTCTCCAATCCATAACTTACGTCCCTCCGGACTTAAGCTATTCCATATATCAATTATCAACTTCATTGCGTCGTCCATTATTTTTACCTCCAATAATTTTCATTCCGATAAATATACCTATACCAAATGACACCATTGCCAAACCTATCTGTATCATTGTTATCCTCCGTTTCTTGTTTGACATAATTAATGAGCTATGTTATAATGATATTGGTTGTGGGAGTGTGTACGCATAGAGCGTCACGCTCTCTTTTTTATTTCGTAAATAACCGCTCATAATTACTACCCTGCCTTATCTTGTTTATTCATTGCAAAATGCGGTAAAGCATTTACTCCAATTCTTTTGAGAATTGCATTAACATCTTCCGGTGTTTTATCACGACAATAATCATCTGCAATTTTTACATTGGTGTTACCAATCTTAAATTCTTCAACAAATTCACTCATATAATCCACCTCCCAACTTAATATATTTACATCACAAATTGTCCTATTCTGTTTTTGACAAATTCTTTTTCGCCCATAATTTCAGTGATTGAGCCACATTAGATATTTCATCTAATGTTTTTATGACATTATTTAATTTCGGTCGTTCTTCGACAGATATAGCACCGTCAGCGGTTATATCTAATAAGTCTTCTTTCACATTTGATATTTTGCGTAATGTCGATAATGCTTTGATTGTAAGCCTGTCTAAATCCTCAATTTCGATTTTCGGAAATTCTGCACCTAAAGGGCAAACATTGGAACAGTACCAATTTTTCAATTCGGGAGCATTATATACATCTGCCATCATCATAATGCTTTCGACAGGTACAACTTTTGTTAAATCAAGTTCGTAACTTGCTAAAGTTGAACTTGACAATCCCAGCATTTCCGCCGCTCCCTCACGACTGTTTAATTTGTCATTGTACTTTGCCGCCGCCAATCTGCACTTGCAGTACATATTGTTGGCCGCTTTTGTAGGGTTACTTCCCATTTATTTTTAACCCTCCTTCTGATATAATTTAATCATCAGTTAATATTCAACACCAAGTGTTTTACATATAACCTCTTGACAAGTGTAATTAATAGTACGGCAGTTAATAACTGCTGATACATGCTGCCTTGAATAACCTGTTGCTTTAGCTAAATCGTTTATACTCATATCCTTATCAATAAGAGCCTTTTTACAAGCTTTTGCCCAAGGTTTTAATGGTATTCCTAATCTTCCTAATGACATTGCGTTCACCTCCTCTTGTTTAAAGTAGTTGACTTTTGTAGGTAGTTGATGTAAAATTAAATGGAATAGATATAAGTTTGGAACACTTTTGAACTATTCCATTTAATTTTATAGCAGGGATATAGAAACAATGAAAAATTCAACTATATTTTTCAGATATATTTCCCTACAACACTGTCCTCACGGACAGTCATTATTGTAAACATTTGTTGTTTACAATGTTATTATAGATTAGAATATTCTGAATGTCAATGTAATAATTAGAATATTCTTAATTTTGTGACTATTAAACAATTTTGAGGTGTGATTTCTATGGATTATGTTGAGAATATTCTTAAAATAGCAAAAGAAAATAATTATACTAATAAACAATTATGTGAATTACTCGGTAAAAATCCAAGCTATATAAGTGACTGGAAAAGTGGGAAATCAAAGCCTAAAGCCGATGAAATTATATTATTAGCTCAAACATTCAATGTTTCCGTTGATTATTTATTAGGACAAACTAGTAAAAAACACAAAACAGTGTCTTTGGATGATATAGAGAGCGGGAAATTCAATATAGATTATCCAAATGAAAGAATAGATGTACCAATTGAATTTTCTATTACCGAGGATAAGATGAAAGAGTTTTTTTTGTCACCTCAAAAATTCAATGCAATTCTTGATGAATTAAAAAAAATAGTATCTGACAGCGGTTTAAGCATATCCCCATCACCTACACAGGAACAACGAGATGAATTTACTGAATTACTTGAAGATTGTTCTTCTTCTGAAAAGGAACTGATAAAAAGCTATATCAAGTTCGTAAAATCTCAACGTTCGCCAAAGTGATAGAGTCCAAGAATATATTAATTTTTTAAAAAGTCAAAGAGCAAAAAACGAGGAAAATGATAAATAGAATTAATTAAGTCACATTGAAACAATAAGGAAGTGGTATATTGAAAAACATCTTGTCTAATATTCTAACTTTAATTAGTATATTATCAGGAATAACAGGCATATTATCTTGGCTTATACCTAATCTTTCTCTACACCAGAAAATCTATATATGTATGATTGTAATATTAATTATATTAATTATATTTAATATCAAACTATTAATAAAATATAAAAAAGTAAAAAAGGAATTACGTCAATCTAATAAAAATAGAAAAGGACTTGAACAAAATATAAAAGAATATCAACATTCCAATGCTGTTATGAATGATATAATACAGCAAATTGAAAATTTATTTTATGTTTCAACTCTTAATGATACAAATGATAAAATTATATATATTTATGAGTTTCTGCAAAAATTAAAAAATCGATTATAGGAGGAATTGTATTATGTTTAAAGTAATAAAAATAATTAGCGATAAAAGAATTGTTATAAACGCCGGAAAAAACGAGGTCCAGACAGGTGATATATTAAGAGTTATTGAAAAAAACAGTGAGGAAATAGTAGACCCTGATACAAATGAAGTGCTTGGCACTCTTGATTATATCAAAGCCACTATCACTGTCGAATATGTATATGAACATATGAGTATATGTAAAAATTATGAAACTAAAACAGTGAATGCTCTTGACCCTTTTGAAACCCTAAGACAACGTGAAGTCACCTCGCCTTTAAATGTAAATTTATCTCAAATCACCGGTGGATACAACATTGATAACAAACTCATTGAGATAGGTGATTTAGTAGAATTACTATAATATCATAATAATCACTAAAGTCGCCAACACCAATATCTCAGCCTTTAATAAATATCTCTTTTGCAAGTATTTACAATAAGCCATGATATACGTCATTATACACCAGTAAAAACCTAAAGAAAAATAAAATGCTTCTTTCTTTGTACAAAAAAATGACATACTTTTAAATAAGAAATCACTTAACATAATTAATCACCGTCCATTAGTAACTTTATTGTTATTGTAATTGTAATTTTATAATTTGTCAATATTTTTATAAAGAACGGAATATAAAAAGTATAAAATACTTTTTATCAGTTGTGCTATCCTATATGTGCATAATTTAACTTGCCGGTAATTTGCCGACAAATATATCAAATCACTATGTAGTAACAACCTTTTATATTTTTCCTTGTGTATAATACTAAATATAGTTTATTTCTAACTTGCCTGTAACTTGCAGATGTATACTTATCATTATTTTATATTTATATTGAGAAAAAAATAATAAACAACCGTAAAATAACCGGTTGTTTATTTTTATACCCATTTTACTGTTAAATATATCAAAATTCGATATTTTCTATCAAAACCAACTTTATTTTGTAATATAGTTGTAAAATAACTGTAATGCAAATAAAGGAAGTGTACATATATGAATAAATCAAACAATGACGAATATTCTGAAATGGTAAAGCTATTTAACCAACTTACCGTTGAAGAAGCTGAACTTGTACTGATTTTTATAAGAAATCTTCGTCAAAACCGTAAAACCGATGAAAAGCGAAAGGATGACTGATTATGCAATATTGTTTATATCTAAGAAAATCTCGTGCCGACAGTGAAGCAGAAGCACTAGGTGAGGGCGAAACATTGGCTCGTCATGAGAAAGCATTATTGGACCTTGCGAAAAAACTTAATTTAAACATCACTGCTATTTATCGTGAAATTGTTTCCGGTGAAACTATTGCCGCCCGTCCTGTTATGCAACAATTATTGCAAGAGGTAGAGCAAGGCATATGGGACGGTGTATTGGTTATGGAGGTAGAGCGTCTGGCAAGAGGTGACACCATAGACCAAGGTATTGTTGCTCAAACATTCAAATTTAGCGATACAAAAATAATTACTCCAATAAAAACCTACAATCCGAACAACGAATTTGACGAGGAATATTTTGAATTTGGTTTGTTTATGTCACGCCGTGAATATAAAACAATTAATCGACGTTTACAACGTGGCCGAATGGCTTCAGTAAAAGACGGAAAATATGTTGCCAATAAAGCACCGTACGGATACAATCGGATCCGTATTGAAAACGATAAAGGCTGGACTCTTGAGATTAACAAGGAAGAGGCTGATGTTGTCCGATTGATTTTTGAATTATATACTGTCGGTGAAAAACAATCGGATAATACATTTAATAGGCTGGGCACAGGTTTTATTGCCAAACGTCTTAATACAATGAAAGTGTCACCAAAGCGAGGCAAAGTATGGGTAGTAGCATCTATTCGTGATATATTAATCAATCCGGTATATATAGGTATGATTCGCTGGAACTGGCGACCACAACAAAAAAAGATGATAGACGGTCAACTCCATATTTCACGACCGCGGGCAACAGATTATATGCTTTGCAAAGGATTGCATCCACCTATTATATCCAAAGAAACATTTGATATGGCACAGGAATTAATGCGACATAACCCTGCACGTCCTATTGGTGAAAAAAATACAGTAAAAAACTCATTAAGTGGCATTGTTATATGTGGTAATTGCGGACGGCACATGGTTAGACGACCACATACAAAATACCCCGATATGTTAATTTGCAGTGAACCGACTTGTAACAACGTAGGCTCACAGTTACGAGTTGTCGAAGAACGTATTCTTCAATCCCTTAAAGAATGGTTAGGAGAATATAAAATATCATGGGATATAACTTCACCCCCTGTTGAACGAATTTCTCAAGTTTCCATAAAGAAAAAAGCATTACAAAAAGAACAACACGAACTTGATACATTAAATAAACAAATAAGCAAAACACACGACCTATTGGAGCAGGGCATATACACCACTGATGTATTTCTTGAACGTTCACGAGCCTTATCCCTGCGAATGGACGAAGTTAAAGAACATATCGCCATATTAGATAAAGAACTTAAGACCGAAATCACCCGCGAAGACAGTGCTGTCAATATAATCCCCAAAGTAGAAAAACTGCTTGAGGTTTATCATGACTTGCCTTCCCCAAAAGCAAAAAATGATATGCTGAAAGATGTTCTTGAAAAAGTTGTCTATACAAAAAAAGAACGTTCAAAAAAAGGCAACCTTGATAATTTCAATATCACAATTTATCCGAAAATTCCGAAATATATTACATAATGAAAAGCTGTTCACTGTTGAGCAGCTTTTATATTATAGATAACCTCAATGTGCCAATTCCTCCGTACCTATATCCGTAAGCAACCCCTTTGAAACTTCATCGGGCATAGTATATCTTTGCGACAAATATCTAAGTGACGCGCCGAGTTCACCGTTTGGACCGCCGTATTGAGTTATAACCACATTTGCAAGACGTGGATTTGGTTTTGAAACCTTTACCGGAAATTCAAGAAATTTATTATAACTAAACATTACTTATTATCCTCCTTTTCCCACGGCCACGGATTATCAAGCCAGTTAAACTTATCCTGCATAGCGGTTGAAAACTGGTTTAGCGGGCCGAATTTTTCTTCATATTCACATTTCAATTCCTTGGTTTTCTTAACAAGTGCCTGAAACATTCTGAATGCCTTTTTATCGTCCGAATGGGTATCAAGATACAAAAGCATATCATAAGCGGCAAAATTACTGCACTGAATTTTTTTCAGCATTTCAACTCTTGAACATTCCATCACATACCGCCTCCCCACTGTTTACAAACCTTACCGTATTCACACATATTCAAATCAAGTTCAGGGAATATCGTACCTTGCATAAGCCCTGTACAATCATCATAAACTTCTTCCATTTCCTGCACAGGAACATAACCGTAGCCGACACAACCGCACTTCGGATAAGGGCAGCTCGGTTTATTTGATTCTGACATTTATAACAACTCCTTTTTTCAAATTCGGATTTACATATCCGTAATATATAGTATGATTTTATACCAATAAAGGTGAATTTTATTTACATATACCTTGATTTAAGTTATAATAATGAAAAAGGAGTGAATGAATATGAAACGATTACTTATAGTAGTAGATTACCAAAACGATTTTGTATGCGGAAGTCTTGGTTTTGACAAGGCAAAAGAGCTTGAAAAAGGCATTTTAGAAAAAATCGCCGAATACCAAAATGACGAAATAATATATACTTTAGACACTCATTTTGACGACTATCTCACCACAGCAGAGGGTAAAAGTCTGCCTGTTCCCCATTGCATTAAAGGAACCGGCGGTCACAAGCTTTACGGCGGATTAGCCGACGCTTTAAAAGGCAAGCTATGTTTTGAAAAAAATACATTCCCGTCGCTTGAAATGGCAAAGTATCTTGAGGGCAAAGACTTCGATACAATAGAGCTTTGCGGACTTGTGAGCAACATATGCGTACTTTCAAATGCCGTTATGGCAAAATCGGCTTGTCCGAATTCCGAAATAATTGTCGACTCATCTCTTACCGCCGCGGCAGACGAAGAAATGCATCAAAAATCACTTGACGTTATGAAAGGTTTATTCATAAAAGTACTTTAAAAATCAGAAAAAAACATTAAATATCAGAGTATTTTTTTTAACATATTGCATTTGAAATTCGGTC